CCGCCAGAATAGGCGGCATGGGTTGCGGGGTCTTTTAACGGGGGTTAAAACCGGGTGCGGCGCAACCGGATTAAGTAACTCTCAATCCTTAATCACCTCGCGCAGCAGGATGTAATCAGGAATCATTTTCCTGCCGGACTTGTCCAGTTTGTAATACACCGACACATCCGCACGCACGGAAAATTTATCGGCGACATCGGTTGGCTTGACGCCCGGGTCAAGCTTGAGCCGCACACGCCGATCAACCCTGCCGGGTATGATTGCCGCCCAACCACGATTGTTGCTGTCTAAATCCATTGCACGAATTTCCAGATCCACGTCGCGCAGATGCTCAACCTTTTCTTGCTTTCCGACATCAACGATACGCGGCGTGGCTGCGATAACCGCAGGCGAGAAGGAGGTGGCTGCGTTGCCATCAATGACAATGCTCGCTTGACCGTCGGCACGGGCAGGCTTGAAAAGCTTGACGGTTTCCTTCGCCAGCGACTTCTGATCCGTTATGGCGGTTTCGACGATGGCTTTGAATGCATCTGGCGTCATGTCCACCATGCCGGCGCCGAGATTGATGATCGTCGTGTTGTTGCCGGAAATAGTGGTTGCACCACGAGGATCGCTTACCTTGGCGGCAAGCCATGCGCCGTAGCCAACTATAGCAGCGAGCACGGCGCCGATCAGAATAGCGCGCGTCATGCCAGGTTGCCTGATTTTTTCGCCGATTTTATCGAGAAATTCATCTAATGTTTTTTCATCCTTGAAGATCAGCTTGATGATGATCTTGTCCAAAAGGCTACCAGATTCTATGGATTCCACATAGATTTGTATGTCGCGAATATCAACATTGGTCAGCCCTTCTAGCGCCTTGGGGCACATCCGGACAATACGCTCAAGAGCTAGCAGCGTCTCGGCGATCTCGCCGATGGGCACCGGTTCGCGCGTTGACCAGCGGATTTCGTGGGCGCTGGTCAAAACATAGGGCGGAACTGGATTCTGCATATTCATTTTTCTTGTTTCCCTTTGATGAACGCCTTATTTTCCTTTAAGCAGCCCTGCCACTATTCCCGGGATCGCGCTGCGCTTATCCAGGTTACTGGCTTTTATCGGATCGACCAGTCCGGCGCAGGTTTTGGCGCCAAGCGCCCGGACTCGCGCTCCACGTTCGCCAGCTCCTCCACCAGCCGGTAGACGCCGGGCTGGGTGAGACCATGCAGCTTAACCGCCACCACCAGCCCTTCTTGCATGAATGGGTGCAGCACCATCCCTTCGCTTGCCGCCGCTTCGGCCACGATCTGTTCGGCACGCGCCATCAGTTCAAGACGTTCCTCACTCATTACGCTCTCCTTTTCACCGGTTTATCGCACGAACATTTCGCGAGCGCAGCGCTCGTCGCCTTGATGGCTGCCTGTCCCTCTGGCGGGCAGTGGCGGTAGTTGTCGAGCAGTGTGGCTTCGTCGGGCGTCAGCCTTTCTTTGGTATGCAGCACCATCCCGGGCTGAACAGGTTCTTTCGGCGACCGCAGCCCCAGCAGGATGTATTGAAGATCGACGCCGATTTCTTCCGCCGCCATTTCCTGGAGTCTTTTTGACGTAACCGTCCCGTTATTTATCCAGTTTCTAATGGTGTTTCGATCAACACCAAGCTTGGCTGCAACCGGCATTATTCCGCCGACTCGCTCAATCTCTTCAGCCAACCTCTCTTCAAGCGTGCTCATTATTTTTATCCTAAGTGTTGACACGCTGAAAATATTCAGCGCATAATCCCACATCAAACAACGCTTCGCCGCGCAAAACCACTTACGAGGATAAAAAAATGACCGTCACCCTCCGCTTCGATTTCCGGGATTACCCCGGCACGGCAGACCAGTCCATTGCCGAAGCCTCAGTGCTGATCCGCCAATTGCATGCCAGCCCGCTCGCCGGACGCGTCGAGGTGGTGTGTAACGGCATCAGCGAGGCTTTCGCCGACCGGCTGGCCGAGTTGTTCGGCACAGCCACGATCAACCGGGTTCTCGGGTAAAGACCATGCGCTTATGCACCACGCCCTTATCGCCCTGCCAGAAGGTGTGTTCGACGCGCTCGACGGTGAGGGTGCGGTTCGGCGCATCGGGAAACAAGGTACCGGTGTGCAGCGCCTCCCCCACCGCCACGACCAGCGGCGTGTCGGACTCCAGCGCGGCCAGCACGGTGTGCTCGTCGCCCGGCTCGTAAATTTCCAGCTTGTAAACACCCATGTTTATCTCCTATCAACAAAAACCGAGGTGACCCGATGACCACCCCACTTCCGCGCTTCAAATCCCCGAAAGACTGCCATAACTGGCTGCGCGCTCATGGTATCAACGTGTCCGAGCTGGCGCGCGCCAACGATCTGCCCAGGCTGGTGCTGGTCGATCTGCTGCGCGGCAGAAACAAGGGCTATCGAGGCAAGGCGCACCGCGCCGCCATCCTGCTGGGCCTCAAAGACGACCCTACCACCTTGAAACCCGAACAGCTTGCCGCTTAACCCCAAGGAGACCGCCATGCAACTCACCCTGAATATCCCCAACCCGCTTGCCGCCCGTGCATCCCTGTTCGTGGATCACGACCAGCCTTTCACTACTTCTCGCGCCGTCGCCAAACGCTTCGGCAAAAACCACAAAGACGTTTTGCGCACCATCGAAAAGACCCTTGCTGACAGCCCCGACCCCGAATTTAACCGGCGCAATTTTGCGCCCGTTACCTACCTTGACGCCAAAGGCGAATCGCGCCCCGAATACCGCCTGACCCACGATGGTTTCGCCCTGATCGCCATGCGTTTCACCGGGACCGAGGCGCTGGCCTGGCAAATCGCTTTCCTGTCCGCCTTTAACGCCCTCGAAGCCGAACTCAAGATCCGCGTCGAGCGCGAAGCCGCTGCCCTCTACCGCCTGCGCCCGCACTGGCGCGCCATCGGCGTCGGCCTTTCCGCCGGGCTGAAACGCTCGCAAATCTGCACCCTCACCGGCCACCGCTCGCCCGACACCATTTCGGCCAACAAGCGCCGGATGCGCGAGGCCGGACTGCTCGCCGCTTAACCCTTTATTGAAACCCGCTTACCCAAGTTTCACCCCAAGGAAACGAAAAAAAATGAACTCAGCCACAGAAGAAATCCCCATGCTCAATTTGCCGCCAAAACTGCGCGCTTTGCGCGATGCCGCCATATTGACCGATTTCAACGGGGCCAATCACAGCGAGCTTGCTCGCAACTATGGTGTCAGCCTTCAGGCGGTGTATCGCCAGGTGAAGCAGGCACAACACGAAGCCGTGACCTCGGCGCTCCTTCCAGTCGCGGGTAGCGAAGCTGAAGTGATTTGGGCAAGTCCTCTGGCACAAGCGCATCCCCTGTTTGTGCTCGAAGCTGGGCTTCAAGCCTTTGAAAAGGCAAAAGCAAGGATGCGGGCAGAGGGACATGCCGAGGATCGTCAACCGATAATGCGTCGGCTTCTAGTCGCCATCGTTGTTCTGCCTCCAGATCATCCAGCAGTGCTGTCCGAGAAAAGCCCGACATCGGCTCCATCTGCGCCAGCAGAAACCCCACCAGGCACTCCAGCCCCTCTTGATACGTCGCCTGTTCATTGAGTGCTTCGGCGATCTCACGGAGATTAATCATCATGACCTCTAAAAAAACTCAACCCAAAACCAAAACCCCCGCCCAGGTGCGCGCCGAACTGGTCGCCAACGGCGTCAACATCAGCGAATGGGCGCGCGATCACGGCTTCAACCGCTACACCGTTGTCGATCTGCTGCGCGGCAAACGCATCGGTCGCCGAGGCGCACCGCGCCGCTGTTGCCCTCGGCCTCAAGTCCGAGCGGCTGGCCGCTTAACCCTTTACCCCAACCCAGGAGCCCCGAAAATGCCCCAAGTAAATATCCTTACTCTTGATTCGCTCATTGCCATCGGCACCCGAGCGAACGGCAAGTGCACCATCGACCGCGCCCAAGCTTTGGCCATACTCCGAGACCACCCTGAATTCAAGTTCTGCCCACACTGCGGCGGCGCTCTCACCAAGGAAGAAAAACAATGACCGCCATAACCACCCGCGGATTCCCAATCGACCGGCCTATCTGGGGCGAGTCTTACTCGCCTCATGTTCCCGCCGCCGTGCTCAGAACACTGCCGGCCATAGAGACCTGCAAGCAGCTGTTGAGTGCCAGTTCTCCCCGGTCATGGAGAGGAACACCGCTCGCCACCAGTCCCGCCGCTCCGGGGGAAACCAGTGTTGCGGATTCTGCTGACTGAGCAGCTTTTGCCACTTTTCCGTGTAATGAGCCCATCGAGAGAACAAGACCATGACCGTATCCCGACCTAACTGGCTGAATATTATTTTCACCTCCGCCTCACCCGCTGCCGTCGCCAGCGCAGTCAGGGCATGGTCTACCCGGTCAGCCTCTCGCTCCACCATCGCGGCGTATTCGGCAGGCGGCAAGTCGTGGCCGAAAGCTTCAATTCCGGCGCCTTTGGGCATCAGATCACGCAGCATCAGCCCGGATATTTCCATCCAGTCCGCCATCTCTGGGTTTTGTTCTTCCATGACCTTCTCCTCGTCGCGTTCGTCATGGTTTCAATTTATCCCACGGCAAGACATTTGCATAGTAACAAAACGGGCTTTTGTTTGGAAAAGAAAATGAAAGGCATTTCAAATGGCACTGACTAATTGGAAACGCATGCAGCCGATCAGCCTGCTGCACTCGCTGCGTCTCTGCAAGGATTTTGCCAGGGAGCGGCACAACCGCTCGGTGGAGCGCATCGCCGACCTGATGGGCGTGTCCGCCGACATCCTTTACAAGTGGCTGGGCACCGGGCGGATGCCGGCCAACCTGATCCCGGTTTACGAGCACGCTTGCGGCTGCTCCTTCGTCACGATCTGGCTGGCGCACTCGGCTCACAAGCTGGTGGTGGACATCCCCACCGGCAGGAACGCCACCGCCACCGAGGTCAGCGATCTATACCAGCAATTTGCCGAGGTGGTCGGCAACCTGGCGAAGTTCTACGAGGGCAAGGCCGATGCGCAGGAAACCCTGAACCAGGTCACTTCGCTGATGGCTGGCCTAGCCTGGCACCACGGCAACGTGGAGAAGCATTTGCAACCGGAATTCGAATTTGGAGGTGAAGCATGAACCGTATCGACTTGTGGCGCTTGCGGGCGCTGATCGAGATGAAGATTTGGAACGAAACATACGTTTCGGCCTCGCCCTCCGGCGGATGGTTCTTGCCCAGAAGGAGGGCTGACTGATGGCCAAGACGCCCACGATCGCCTCGGGCGAAAAGATTCTGGACGTGCTGAATGTCCTGCTGCGCCACTTCGCGCACGGCCTGGCGCCGGGAGAACTAGCCAGGGCAACCGGCATCAGCGCGTCCAACATGACCCGCTACGTCAACACCCTGGAAACCAAGGGGTTTGTCGAGCGCATCCAGGAAACCGGCAATCTCCGACCCTCGCACCGCCTGGCGCAGCACGCCGTGACGATCATGCGCCAGCTATCCGACCAGGAAGCGCGCGCCAAGGAATCCATCAACCGCATCACCAAGGAGATTTGAGCATGGCACGCACCCCAAAACAGACCAATAACCCCGGCACGATTATCACCGATGCCGACACGCCGGGCCTGCCGGCGATGGTGGAGGCCGCAAATCAGGTCGGGATTGCCGACGCGGTAATCATCGGATCGGTGGACATCATAAAGTCGATCGGGCGTATCGAAACTGCTGCATTTTTCGGAAATATCGCGGATAAGTTGATTGTCGAAACCTTCCTGAATATCAAGGAAGGAAAGAAATACAAAGGCTTGCCATATATTGACGAAAACGGGAATCCGCGATATGTCGCGGATTTGGAGGAATTCTGCGAGGCCTATCTAAAAAAATCATACCGTCGTTGCTTGGAACTGTCGAGTAACTACCATCTGCTCGGCCCAGAACTCTATGAACAAAGCGAAGCGATGGGCCTGCGCCAGCGCGATTACAACGCCATCAAGGCGCTGCCCTCTGACCGGCAGGAAATCATCAAGCTGGCCGTCGCCGCCAAGGACAAGGATTCCGTCATCGAACTGCTGCAAGACGTGATGGTGAAGACCGACCAGGAAAAAATCGCCTTCACCAAAGATGTTTCCGACCTCAAAGGCGACAACGCCGCCCTGGATCGCCTGCTCAAGGAAAAAACCGACAAGCTGCTGGCGGCGGAAAAGCGCATCGAGTTCCAGAAGTTCCCCGATGTGGTGCAGGACGTGCGCGTCGAGGTGGTGGGCATCACCGGCCAGATGGTCAAGCTGCTCAACCGCATGGATCAGCTGCGCGATCACATCCTGCAAGTAGATATCGAGGGTTTCAAGGACGAGGAAGCGGCTATCAGCCCGATGGCGCAAATCTACTATACCGGCCTGCTGAATCTGGACATCGCGATGCGCAATTTGCTGGCGGATGCGGACGATGTGTTTTCCGGGTATTTGCTGCACGAACAGGCCGAGGGGCGACCCGGCGCCAACCCGGTGATCAGCTCCGAGTTTCACGCCTGGGTGACGGAGAATTTCAACCGCGAGAAGGCTGTCGCCGTTGCGCTGTTCGGCAAAGACCCCGTCACTGAGATCGGGGAGTAAACCTCATGGCGGCGGAAGATTTCAACCTGCGGGAGCATATCAAGGGCGTGGCCGTGCGGCTCGAATCCGCCGCTCACGGCGAGCAGTCCGCCCTGATCAAGGCTGAAGCGGATTTTCTTGGCATCAGCCCGCAGACGCTTTACCGCCGATTAAAGGTCATGACCGGGTGGAGCGCCGGGCGCAAGGCGCGCACCGACAAGGGCGCGACCAGCCAGAATCTGGAAGCCGCCAAGTTCGTGGCCGCCATCCAGAAGACCTCCATCCGCAAGAACGGCAAGGTGACCATGCATGTGCCGACCGCCGCCAGCATCGCCCATGCCAACGGGCACGACATCAGCGTCAGTCCGGGCAGGCTCGGGCGCATTCTCAAGGAGCGGCGCCTGGATGTGGCCACGCAGGCGAGAGCCAAGGCTCACACACGGATGCGCTCGCTCTACCCGAACCATGTTCACCAGGTCGATCCATCGCTGTGCCTGATCTACTACATGAAGGGCCAGCAATACATCATCCGCGACGACCAGTTCTATAAAAACAAGCTGGAGAACGTGGCCAAGATCAAGCTGAAGGTTTGGCGTTATGTGCTGTTCGACCACTATTCCTCTTCGCTGATTCCCTGGTATGTCGAGGCTCGCGGCGAATCTCAGGCCAATCTCTTCGAGTTCCTGATGTTCGCATGGAGCAGGCAACCGGGCAGGCCGAATCACGGCGTGCCGGAAATATTGATGATGGACAAGGGCAGCGCCAACGGCGCGCACGCCATCAAGAATCTGTGCCGCCACCTGGGCGTTAAGGTCGAATCGCATCTTCCCGGCAATGCCCGTGCCAAAGGCGGCGTGGAGGGCGGAAACAACCTGGTGGAAACGCACTTCGAGTGCCGCTTAAAAGCCGAGCCGGTGGATACGGTTGAACAGCTGAATGCCGCCGCGCTGGCCTGGGCCAATGCCTGGAACGCGGACCTGATTCCGATGCTGGATTGCCGCCTGCACCGCAAGGGAATGTCGCCCGTAGCCAGAACCGATATCTGGCTCGACATCACTGCGGCGCAGCTGCGCTTTTTGCCGGCGGTGGAAACTTGCCGTGCTCTCCTGGAAGGGAAAACCGCCACCCGCAAGGTCAACGGACTGCAAATCACCTTCAAGCACCCGCAAGCCGAATTCACCCAGGCATACGACCTTTCCGGCTGCGATGGCGTGTGCGATGGGGACATGGTGGAGATCAGCCCGCTGCTGTATGGCCGGTGTGCCGTCATCGTGAAGGTGTCGCGGTTCGATGGCGAGCCGGTTGAGTACGTCCGCGAGCCGGTCGAGGTGGATTCGCGCGGATTTCCCGTCGAAGCGCCGGTATGGGGCGAGGGTTATAAATCGAAGCCCGATACCGACTCCGATGTCCGCGCCAAGGAACTCGACCGCATCGCCTATCCCGACCGCGATCTGAAGCAAATCACCCGCGCCAAGGATAAAAACGACGTTCCTTTCGGCGGCACGGTGGATGCCTTCTCTCACCTTCAAAAAATCGACATGCCGGCGTACCTCGCCAAGCGCGGCACCGAACTGAGCGTGCCCAATCGCATGCAGGTCGAGATCAAGCCTCTGACGCACACCCAGGCGGCGATGCGGCTGCGCGGGATGCTCGGACGGGTGGTGGGTAGCGAGGACAGAGCCCGGCTGATCGAGTGGTACCCGGACGGCGTGCCGGAGGAAATGCTGCAGGCGGTTGCGGATCGGCTGGATGGGAAGGTTTTGGAACAGACACCGAGATTGGTGGCTGTTAAATGAATTCCGGCCAGGTTGCAACCTGGCCGGAAAGGTGCGGTGCGAACCGCTTTGTGTAACGACAATAGGGAGTATAGCCATGTTTGCCTTATCAATCCAGAGCGCGGAGGTGCGTCATGACGGCACTTTCCATCGTTCGTAAGTACCCGGAGGCGACTTATATGCCGTTGATCCTGAAAGGCGTCCTGGCGATGAATGGTCTCAAGCAGAGCGAACTCGCCCGAGCGTTGCGGCAGCATAACGGTCGGGCTTTCTCACCGGCCTCGCTCTCGCACTTGCTCAACTGGAACGTGTGGCCGAAGGAGACGCCGGCTGAAACCGTGCGCGGCCAGATCGAGCAGTGGCTGGCCGATGCCGGGTTGACGCGCGAGGTGATCGCGACGATCTGGAACATCGACGGTCGGGACGCGCTGCGTCACGTGCAGCCCGTCGGCATTCAGGCGGGCCACCCGCACCTGCGCGCCGCCAACAAGCCAAACCCTGATTTTGACCCGATTGGAGAAACTGAAATGCTATCCCCCAACGCCAAGAGACATTTTTCGATTTTCAAAGACCCTTTCAGCGACGACGTGCAAGGGCCGGATGATGTGTATCTTTCGCCCGACCAACGCTATATCCGCGAGGCGATGTTCAGTGCTGCCAAGCATGGCGGATTTCTGGCGGTGATCGGCGAATCCGGCGCGGGAAAGAGCGTACTGCGCAAGGATTTGATCGACCGCATCAGCCGCGACGGCCACCCGATCAGCGTGGTGCAGCCGCGCGCGATCGACAAGTCGCGGCTTTCCACCAGCAATATTTTCGAGGCCATCATCTACGATCTGCAACCTGGCGCGAAGCTCCGCCAGAGCTACGAGGCGAAGGCGCGGCAAGCGGAAACACTGCTGCGCGATTCCAGCCGAGCGGGCAATACCCATGTGCTGCTGATCGAGGAGGCGCATGACTTGACGATACCGACGCTGAAATCACTCAAGCGCTTCTGGGAACTGGAGGACGGGTTCAAGCGGCTGCTCGCCATCATCCTGGTCGGCCAGCCGGAGCTCAAGGGCAAGCTGGACGAGCGGCAGAATTTCGAGGCGCGCGAGGTGATCCGCCGTTGCGAGGTGGCTGAACTGGCGCCGCTCGACCGCCACCTGGAAGGCTACCTGGAACTTAAATTCAAGCGCATCGGCAAGGATTCCCATGAAATCTTCGAGCAGGATGCCTACGACACGATGCGGCGCCGCCTGATTGAGCGTCGGCTGGGCGTGTACCCGCTGATCGTCAACAACCTGGTCACCAAGGCGATGAACCTGTGCGCCGAGATCGGGGCGGACAAGATCAACGCTGACGTGATTAAGGAGCTGTGAACATGAATATGCAAACCGCAATAAACACCACCACGCGCCCCATCCCGCCGCAGAAAAGAGACCAGAACAGCCACATCCGAGCCGGCACGGAAGCTTACACCCGCTGCATTGACTGGCTGATGGTCAAGGGATTCACCCTCACCAAGGTCGAGATCGGCGACCACGCCCTGCCCGTCATCCATATCCAGACCGGCGGCATGTGCAACCTGCTCAAGGAACGCTACAACGCCGTGTGCTACGGATTCCGGGGCGAGCACGGCGTGCGCGTCGATACCTGGCGCGCCGAAGTGTTTGGCTGCCGCGTCGAGTGGATCGAGAGGGGGCACTGATGGGCACGATCAAATCAGTCCAGCGCTCGATGGGCTTCATCGCAGCGCGGGAGCGTACCGATACCTGCGCCTGCTGCAAGCACTTCGAGGCCAATTACCCGGACAGGATGCCGCCTTTCGACAAGCCCAGCTTCAAGTGCCGCAAGGGCGGTTTCTATACCAGCCAGATGGCGGTGTGCGAGCAGCATGAGAAGAAGGAAGAGAATTGATGGGAACGATTGAATCACCAGCTGTCACCTATGACAGATATGGCCGCATGAATTACCACCCCGATTTTCATGCGAAACAAAAGACCCCCTGGACTACCTTAGATCAAAAATATTTGATAGAGAACTACGATCTTATGGGACCGGAAAACGTCAGTTTCGTCTTAGAGAGAACAATTCACACCGTGATGCAGCGTGCATGCCAATTGCGAAAACAAGGGGTGATGGAAAAACCCTTGAAAAGAACGTGGCACAAACGTTCTGGTGGTGCACGGGCAGCCGAGAACGGGATAGGGAAATGAGCATGCGTATGACCTGCCCCTCCTGCGGCGCCATGTCCAGCCTCGACGCCCTGATCGGCCATGAAGCGGCGCGCTCCATCCTGGTCCAGGCGCTGGAGCAGACGCCGGTCGGCAAGCGCCTGATCCGCTACGCCGCCCTGTTCCGCCCGGCCCTTCGGCCAGGCTCAGGACAGGCGCAGCGCCAGCTCTCCTGGGAGCGCTTTGCGTCCCTGATCGGCCCGGTGCTCGACATGACCCGGGACGCCCGGATCGAACGTCACGGTCGCACCTGGGCCGCGCCGGCAGAGGCGTGGATCGCCGCCATCGACGAAATCCTGACCAAGCGCGACGAAGGCAAGCTCACCCTGCCGCTCAAGTCCCACGGCTACTTGCTGGAGATCATCGCAGGGCAGTCCGGAAAGGCAGAAGCGGCGGCGGAGACGGG